TCTTCGGCCGGGACGGACTCGATCTTCAGCGTCCTGATGGTCTTCTCGATGATGGCCTTGGTGTAGTCCTTGGCCGAGCGCAGGGTGATCTTGGTGTCCGGCGGGGCCAGCGAGGTGATGGCGTAGGTCTCCTCGTCGGTCAGGTTGCCCGGGAACCGCTGTTCCGTGCGCTCAGTGCGCTCATCGACGTAGGCATGGAGCCAACCATTCCCGATGAGCAGCGCGTCGAAGGAGGCGCTATCCACGATCTCGTAGCCACCGGCCTGCTCGATCTTGACCCGGACGAAATCGGTCTCGGTCTGCGCCTGCTGCTCGTCGTCTTGGCTAAGCGCCTCGAACTCGATCTGGCTGGTCCGCACGACCGGGCTGATCTGGGCCAGCGTGGCGCGCAGCGCATCAGCAACGTCAAGGCTGACCACACTGGAGCGGCCCTCGACACCGCTGGGTGCGGGCAAGCTGCCTTGGTAGAGGTTCAGGGCACGGGCACGGATGGCGCTCAGCGTGTCTGAGTCGTAGCCGCGTGCCCGTTCGATTTCACGGGTAACGATGGCTGCTGTGTCGGTCATGCGCATACTGTGGAGTCCATCCGGGAATAGTTGAGGTCCGATGTCCAGCGATCATGCCTGAAATGTGTCTCAGTTGCAATCGCCATTAAGCCGAAGCCGTCTGCGCCATGGCTGGCCCAGTCGTGTTCCGGGCCGAGGCCTATGTTCCGGGCCACGTCGCGCTTCTCGTGATACCAACCCAGCGCGTCGATGCCGGGGGCGGTTGTCTCTTCGTTGAACCAGATCGAGGGGAATAGCCGGCGCCCAGCCTCAATGCGCGCCATGGCTGCCCCGGCACCCTGATTCGGGATCACCGTCACCTCGAAGCCAGCGTCGCGCATGGCCGACTCGTAGCTGACACTGAACACGCTGTCGTGCTTGCGGCCGTCGTGCGGCAGGTAGATGAACGTGTTGCTCGGCTTGTAGCCGTTGTCGCGCATCCAGTTCAGGTGCGCAGCGAGTGGCTGACCCACCGCCTCGTAGTAGTTGAGCACGCGCACCTCACGCCCGACGATCTGGTAAATCCACATCGTGAAGGCATCAGCCTTGGCCCCGGTGCCACCGATGTCGATCGCCGCCTTGTAGGGGAGCAGCGGGTCAGCGGCAACCTTGCCAATTCGGTTCTCGGCGCGCGCCTTGTTCAGCGAGGCTGCGTAGTAGGCGCCGACCAGCAGCGTCGCGTACTCACCTTCCCAGATGTGCGGGTATTGATCTGGATCAAGTCGCATGCTGTCCCTGCGCTCCTGCTCCAGCACCTCCGGGAACATGGGGTTGTCGCGCCAGTTGGCCTTGACCACCACGGCGCCTGTGGGTAGCTCAGGGGCACGCAGTAGCGCATCCACGGGGTCTGTCTTGCGCCGGGCATTCCATGAGAACCATAGCTCGCTGCCCGGCTTGCGGATCGTGGGCCGCAGAAGCTGCAGGCTGCGCTCGCTGAGTGTCTGCGCCTCCTCCACCCATGCGATGTCGAAGCCTTCGAGCGACTTGATCGACTCGGCGTTGTTGTCCTGCATCCCCATGAAGATGATCACGCCGTTGCCCGGGGTGATGATGTGCTCGTTGAGGATGCGGAAGCCCTGCGCCTCCCCCAAGCCGAGCCCCTGCATCTTGTCCTCGATGAGCCGCTTGCTCGAGTCCTTCAGCGTCTTCTGCACCTCACGGATACACACAACGCGCGTCCCGGGCACCATGAGGCAGCGCTCGATGATCGCCTCAGCGAAGAAGTGGCTCTTCCCCGAGCCGCGGCCACCCCATGCACCCTTGTAGCGTGCCGGCTGCAGCAGCGGCTCGAATACTTCAGGGGTGAGGATGCTCAGCTTCACTTTGCTTTGACGATGACGCGCTCGATGCCGGTGACCTTGACCGTGGCATCGACAGTGGCTTCAACCTGCTTGGGGATGAGCTTGGACATCATCGCGTAGAAGCCGTCGGGGTTGGCCAGCGCCCATTCTTTCATGTGCGCGTTGCCGCCAATGGCGTTGAAGGTAGCTTCGACGGACTTGCGCACATCGAGGAGGCTGGGGCGCTTGTTCTTTGATCCAACTGGTCTGGGCATGAGTAAATATCCGTAGATTTGATTGTTTTATGCTATCACAACTGCAACTGCGATAGCGCATCCTCTGCTGACCTCGCCACGATAACCCGATGCCCCAGCGCCCTGAGCCGGGCATGCACCTCAACCTGCTGAGCACTGAGCCGGCCGGTCTGCGATTTCATCTCGATATGGACGCATTCGCCAAGGGGGAGCAGCAGGAGCAGGTCCGGGGCACCAGCCAATACCCCTTGGACCTTCAGGGAGGCCCCTTCCCGGGCCGATCGCCCCCCACCGTTAGGGGTGGCCCAGATCAGGTAGCCGGCGCGGCGTAGGCCGGCGACGAGGCGGGCCTGCTCCCTCGCCTCTTCGGCCATGTGCGGAATGGTGTTCAGGGGTTGCAGTGTTATCACTTGACGCTCCATGGTGGGGTTGCTCATTTGTGTTATCTCCTGACATTTAGCCGGTTGGTGGCGGCGCGAGAGCGTGAGAGGGAAGTGAGCATTACCCCAAACTTTATCATTTTATATTTGCCCCTCTTTTACAGTTATGACGCTTCCCACTCACGTACTCACGCCGCCCCCCGGCCTAGATTCCCCCGAATCCTACGATAGCGGCATATTCGTCCGCGCTCGGAAGTCCTTCTGCCACAACGGCTTCGGGGGAATCCCACACCTCGTATTGGTCAGCCTTGACCCACAAGACCTGCTGCCGACCATAGGCCCGCGGGCGTTGGGTCATGCGTACCCAGCCGAAGTCCTCCATCGTCCGCTTGACCAAAACCTTGACCCGGACCAGATCAACAGCGTCACCACCTAACAGGTGCTTTACCATTTCGTTGGTCATCAGAGGCTTGTCATAGCTTGACAGAAACGCCCGCAAGTCATTGGCAAAGTCACTGCTTGACGAGCGGATCACGTTCAGCTTCGAGGTGGTCAGCTTGGCCCGCTCACCCGGATTGAATGCCGAGATGTCACGCTGCTTCAGGTAGGTCAGCACCGAGTAGATGAAGTTGCGGTTGTGCAGCAGGTGATAGAGGTGCTGGTAGTAGTAGCTGTCCTCCGGCGGCGCATCGCTGACCACCACCTCGAAGCGACGGTCATTCTCGTCGAGCGGGATCGCGCTGCGGTGGTTGCTGAACATCAGCCAGCGAGCGCAGTTGTACTCGACCGTCTGACGGCCATACTTCGGGTTGATCACCCGGGTCTCTTCGGTGATGATCGACTTCAGCCGCTGCATGTGACGATGGCTGTCGCTACCGCCCTCGCGAATCTCATCCACGAGGATCAGGCGCTTGTGGGCGAGGGTACCGTTGAAGCCGCCGTCGAGGTTACCGATCAGGTCGAAGCTACCTGCCACTTCGTCGGGCCACAGGCGAGACGCCAAGCTGCCCAGCCAGTTGCGGCCAAGCCCGAGGTTCGAGGCGACGTGGAGCCATGCCGTGTGCGGCAGTTCCCCGGGCTTCTGCTCGATGTGGGCGAACCAGTTCAGGAAGTCGTCAGCCCGCTCACCGAACAGCAAGGCGATGTGGTGCAGGAAGGTATCGATGTGGGTCTGGCTGAACTCGAAGTCCGGGATCGGCCGCTCGCGGAACGTGTTGTAGGCGAGGATGCCGCGCGGGCTGTACGTGACCTCTCCGAACCCCGGGCGCCACGTCAGGTCGGTCACCTGCATCTTGCCGCGACGCAGGAACCACAGCTTCGCGGCCGGCGTCTTCTGGCCTTCCTCGTCCTCGACATAGCTCGAGGCGTAGGCATTCTTGAACTCGTGGCGGGGATAGACCAGCCGCGGGTCACGGCGATCCACAACCCGGTCGCCCTCGGTGACATAGCAGAACGCTTCCTGCATCGCGTCGGCGGTCATGAACTCAGCCTTGGGCACAACCGGCTTCTTACCCTCGCCCCGGGCTTTGGTGTCTGCCTTGATCTCGGCTTCGTCCGGGATGAAGTCCGCGAACTGCAGCGCCGCCTGCTCGTTGGCGTTGAGCCACAGGATCGTCTCGGTTCCGCTGTCGTAGATGAAGGGCACGCCATCCTCGGTCACCCGGAACACCCCGGCGTCGTCGCTGGTGCTCTCGCGCCACGGCGTCGCGCAGCGCCACTTCTCCCCTTCACCGATCGTGGCCACAGCCTCGCGCACGGTCATCTCGCCGCGCCGGCCGAACAGGATCACCTGATCCATGCTCAGGGTCTTGCTGTCGGCCTTGGCGCGCGTCCCGGAGGCATTGTCGGCCACCTCAGCCTTGACCTCGCCGAGCCCGAACGCCTCGATCACCTGTTCGATGGTGTAGATGACCGGGGCGTTGTTGAGCATAGCGACCATGCGGGGCTCACCCTTGCAGTGGTAGAAGCCGGGCAGGCGCAGCACGCGGTTCTTGCCCTTGGCGCCCGGGTCGCTTCCGATGACCGGAACCAGCTTGTCGAGGGCCGGGCTGAACTTCTCCACCGGGCAGTCCTTCAGCACCCAATAGACGTGGCGCTTGTCACCGCTGCTGGACACGGTGATGGATGGGTGCAGCTTGGCGCTGGCCGCTTCAGCAAGCGCCACAGCGTCTTCGCTGTCGAAGTCGCCGAAGATGGCACGGATGCCGGTGATGTTGGCTGCCTTGCGGCCTTGGCCGTCGGTCTGATTGACCGTGATGTAGATGCCGGCGCCCTGCTTGTTCAAGGACACGAGGCGGTCGTAGCTGTCGGCCAGCGTGCCGTGGAACTCGCTGATCAGGTGGGGGCGCTTGTTCTTGCCCGGGGTGTCGTCGAAGGTCTGAAAAGACATCACCGTGTCGGCGCTGCCGGTGAGCACTTCGATGAAGCGCTTGGCCTTCGCGAAGTTGGGTTCGAGGTTGTGGTTCATTGCTTGTTTCCTTTCTTGGAGTTGCACGACCGACAGAGGATTTGGTAGTCGGCCATTGAGTCGTGGTGAAGGCGCCAGTGGTGCGCCACCCCGGGGTCTTTGAATCGCCACGTAGCGTTCTCGTGGTCCTTCTCAAGCTCGGGTAGGTGCTCGAATTTTAGCAGGAAGCGTTCTGCAATTTCCGAGAACGGCAGCGTCATGTGATCGACGGTCAGGTTCTCCTTGGCCTCGCACCGACAGCACTGGGGGTTGGGCGATTCAGCCAGAACGCGCTTGAGCCGCAAGTCGTTTAGCTGTCGCATCACCTTGATAACCCACTGCCGCTCATTGTTCGGCGAGATCATCTGCTTCCAACTGAAGATGGCCCCGTCGCCTTCGAGGTGGTTGTTGTCGCCGTAGAGGGGATGGACCACCTTGCGCACGCCGCTGAAGTTGCTGCCAAGGGTTTCGTTCAGAAGCATCAGGTCGTCGAACCCGAAGAACTCGTTGGTCGGATACGCCGAACAGAGGCCGCGGATGATGGCCGTCTTGCCGGCTTTCGTGTTACTATTTGGTGGCATTTGATTGACCTTTCTCAGTCAGGTGCTGCGCCCCGAATGGGGATCACAGCGTTGTGGTGGCGCTAAGAAACGGCTCCTTCGTGGAGCCGTTCCGCATTCCGGGGGTTAGCGGGAGAAGTACGCCTTGAGGTCAGCCAGCAAGCGCTCAACCTGACCGCGGTAGGTGTAGCACTCGAAGTTGGCCACGGTGATGGAGTCGTCAGGGTCGTCGAAGCTGGCGAGCTTTTCCTCAAGCTGCTTGATCAGTTCGTCGGCCTGTTCCTTGTCCAGATGGACTTCGGTAACCTTCAGCGGTACGATGTGGATGGCAACACGATCGTACCTGTCGGTGGCGTCAGGGGTGATCTTGAAGTCGGTGCCGCCGTAGTATTCGACGATGCCGTTTTCGTTTTCGTTGTTCATGGTAGGATGCCCTTTCTTGGCGTGGTGCTCGGTCGGAAGTGATCGAGTGAGTGCATCCTACCATGAACTTTTTCAGGAGTCAAGCCAATGAACGGCGCATTCGAAAAGAGCGACGCATACCCCTACACCGCTGAGCCGGAGGGCGGCTACCACGCCCCCACCGGTCAGTGGGTCATCAAGGATGTCCGGGACGGCAAGCAGGTCGGCTCGGTCACCTACCCTGATGCGGTGCAGGCCAGCCTGCAGATCACGCGCATCAAGCAGGGCTGGTGATCAGCGCTCCAGCGAATCCCGGTTGAGGCCGGTCTGGAGCAGGATGCTCATGGTCAGCGCTTCTTTGCGCAGGCCCTCTGGCACCCACTTGGGAGCGTTGCCGGTGAGGATGCGACTGCCGACGCGGGAGGTGTAGGCGGCGGTTGTTGCTGCAGCCGTGATGGCGGCGACCGGGTTGATTGCCCCCAGCCCACCAAACAGCACGCCAGCCGCCAAGCCGCGCCCGGCCGTTCCGCTGTCCGGCACCGTGTTGGGAAGGATGTCAGAGCCAGCGCGAATGAGCGGGCCGGGATCGTTGCGCCCGGTCACCTTATTCGCTTGCTTGGCGACTTCCTTCTCAATGTTCCGGGGTGTGATCAGTTCGTCAGCCCGGCGGCTCGCAGCCTTCCCCAGCGGGATCATGTTGCGCCAAATCTGGTCGGCCTGTTGCACCGCCTGATTGGGAAGGGTGCCCTGCTCGGAAAAGAAGTTGTCGATGAAGCTGCCATCGAAGAATGCTTTACGAATGTCGCCGAAGTGGCGGGCGAGCAGTCGGTCTTGCGCTGTCATGGACTTGGCATAGTTGCGCTGAAGCTCACCAAGCTCAGTGTGAATCTGCTTCACCGGGCTGGAGTTGATGCGCTGTCCGATGTCAGCCAAGGTGGAGCGCAACACATTGACGCTCTCAGCGCTCAGCTTGGGGTCGTCCAGAGCAACTTGTGCCCGTTGGCCGAAGCTGGCGTTGGTCGCTTCTCCAGCCACCATCTTGTCGGCGTTCTCGTTGTAAAGCCGTTGCGCAATCTCTTCCGCCTCACGCACGGTCTTGGCGCCGGTCATCTTCTCGGTGACAGCCGTGCTGAACTCCTGTGCCGCGCGACCGCGAGCGCCTTGAATCATGTCGCCGACAACAGGGACAGAGGTCAGCTTCTGCTCGATGTCGTTGATGAAGCCGCCGTATGCTTGGCCCGGGGTGGGTTGCACACCGGCCGCCTGTAGTTCGCGGACACCGGGTCGCACCTGTGGCCCAACCACCTTGCCCAGCGCAGCACCAACGCCGGCGCCGACACCAACCTGCATGGCCTTGTTGGTCCAGAAGTTGTCACCCTCAACCGGTTGCATTGCGCCCTGTACGGCGCCTGAGCCGGCTAGTGCCTGCACCCCGCGACCCGGCCCCATCCACGACATCGGGTTGGCCAAGTTGCCGAGCAGTCGGGCACCGTCAAACCCATCTGTGCCTGACGGACCGCCGATGTCTCCGGCACCGTACTTAACGACATCCTCCATCGACGTGGCGCCCGGACTGATCATCTGTCGGATCGGATTGACGAGCAGGCGATCGGCGATCTGCCCGGCCCCCACGACGGGATCGTAGATGCCCTGAATGAAGCGCTGACCGAAGCTCTTCTCCGGGGCAGGCTCACGCGGCATGGGCATCCCAACCTTGGCGAACAGTTCCGCCTTGGTGGTGCCTTCCGGGACGTTCGTTACGACGGTGCCGTCGGGCAGGGTGACGTTCATTTCAGTTGGCTCCAATCCACGGTCTTGCTGCCCGGACCCTTGCTGGTTGCGTCCTTGCTCCCGGACAGGATGTTCTGACCCTGCATGATGGCGTTGCGGTTGGCCTGTTTCTGCTCCTTGGCCTCTGCCCCATCACCCGGCCGAGCGAAGATGCTGTCGGTCAAGCGCTTGACCTCAGCCTCACTCGCAGCCGCCCCGGACATCGCATGGATGTAGTTGGCGGCGAACACGCCTTCCGCGGCCCGCTGGCGCCCTTCGGCACCGCTCTGGGACCACTTGGCCAGCGTGGGGCCGACCCCGGGAATAGAGCCCAGCGCGGCTTCGGTGTAACCCATGTTACCCTTGCCTTGGTTGATCAACTCGAGCGACGGGAGCATGGTTTGCAGACCAGCCTTGGCCTTTTCCTGCTCGGCGCTTGGTTTGGTAGCCGGGCCGCCCGGGATGGCCGCAAGGGTGCCGTCAGGTGCCCACTGATAGCCGGACGGCGCTTGAGCCTGCTGTGGCCGCGGCATGAAGCCACCGGGGCGGTTCGGGTCCGGGAGGTAGTTGGCGTTGAACTCCTGCTGACGCAGATTGAGGCCACCCTGAGCGATGCCCAGTTGGCCGCGACTGATCTGCTGGTTGCCGTACTCGGCGTTGGTCATGCCAGCGGCCTTGTTCCAACCCATGTTGAAGCGGTCCTGATCCCACTTGTCCCGCTGAGCCTGCGCATCCGCGGAGGTCTTCTGGGCCAAGGTCATGTTCTGGCTCTCCCAGACCTGTGCCTGCTGCTGGCGCTCCATGGCCTGCTGACCGACCTGAGCCTGACCAGCCAACTGCTGATAGCCGGGCAGTGCCGCGGCGCGCAGGTAGAAGTCGGGCGGGGGTCCGCCGCTCAGCAAACCGCCTTGACCCCGGAAGCCACCCTGCTGCTGCAGTTGCGCTTGGTTCATCTCCTGCGTACCAAGGGCAAAGGGGCCGGGGTTCGGCGTGTTGGGGTCGCCGGGAACACGGTACTGGTCGAGCAGACCGCTGAACGCCTCGCCCTGCCGCTGCGCCACCGCCTCCCGCTCGCGGCTCTGCATGTACGGCGAGCCGGAGAAGAGCAGCTTGGCAAATTCGTTGTCGAGGATGCCCATGGTCAGTTGCCGCCGCCCATGCCGTCAGTGCCGCCACCCCATGTCGGGCGCTGCTGCTGGCCGTACTGTTGGCCAAGCTGGGCAAGCAGGCCCATGAAGTCCGGCGTGATCTGGTTGCGGAAGTCCATCAGGCCCTGCGGCATCCCGCCGCCCATGAACTGCTGGCGCTGCTGGCGTTGCTGGATTTGCTGCATCCGGGCACGCTGCTGCTGGGCCATCATGGCTTGGAACTGGTTGGACTGGTCGGCGGCCGAGTTGTCCAGATTGACTTCCTGAGCCGTGCCGCTGTCTTTGTCGCTTCTGTTTCCCATGTTGGGTCTCCTTACCAGATGTGGAAGCCGGCGCTGCCGCTACGGCCGCTCCCGCTCGAGTTGGTGCTGCCGACACCGCCGATGTCTTCCATGACCGGGCCGCCGAGCAGGCCTGCGTACTGCTGCAGGTTGTACCAAGGAATGCCCATACCGAACTGGCCGGTCTGCAGCGCGTTCTGGCCCAGACCACCGTATGCCTGACCAAGCTGCCCAGCCATGGCGGCGTTCTGTCCGTAGCCTTGGGCCTGTTGCCCGGCGAGGTTACCCATCTGCCCGGCGGCCTGCAGCGCGCGGTCTTGGTTCTGGCCGTAGAGTTGGGCGCCGAAGTCCTGAAGCTGCTGCCCCATGCGGGCACCGGCGAGGCCTTGAGCGATACCGGCCCGGGAGCTACCGAGGCCGCCACCGACCATCGCGTCGCCGCGCAGGCCGGGCATGATCTGCTCGTTGAACTGCTGGCCGATCTGGCGACCATAGACGCCCATCATGGGGTCTTGTCCGGGGTTCTGCAGCCGGTCCAGCGTGCCGTAGGCTTGCTGGTACTGGGGACCGCCGAGCACGTTGGCGCCCTGCTGGTTGAACTGTCCCGCCGCTCCAAACTGGCCACCGGCCTGCTGGTTGAAGCCGTTGGCTTGGTTGTAGGCGTTGTAGCCGAGCCCTTGCTGGGCGCCGCCGTTGTTCATGGCGCCAGCCTGCGCCCAGAGGTTCTGGTACTGCTGCTCCTGCCCCAGATTCATCGCCGAGCCGTAGCTCTGGTTGAACCCGCTGCTGTTGCTCGTTTGACTCGATTTGCTTCCGCTGGCACCCATGGCTAGGTCTCCAAATATCCGTTCTTGTAGCTGAAACCGTAGGGACGGAGCACACGAGCCCAACCCTTACGACCCTTCAATGATAACCCAACACAGCCTGTCGCGTCAGCGATATGACGCCACACCGACATGAGCGCCGGCACCTGCTTGAGAAGGTCTTTGCCGCCCATGCTGACGATGTGGCAGTAGTCGGCGTCGCGCTGCAGGATGGCCGCGCCCCCGTCCAGTTCGACAAGGATGTAGCCGCGCCCTCCGCGGACCATCTGGTACAGTCCCTCGATCGTTTCCTGATCGCCTGAGCGGTGGCATGCCTGCTCCAGCCAGTCCTTGACCTTGGGCCACACGGCATCCACTTCAGCGGCCGGGACTGGGCGCACCATCACGACTTGATCCTCCCGACCCGGAGCACGTTGAGCACGGCGAAGCAGGTCACGTTGCCGGTCTTGGTGGCGTGGGTGAGGTCGGCATCCACCCATAGCTGGTCGCCCTTGTAGAGGGGGCGCAGGAAGCTGGCATTGACCCGCAGCGCCTGCGTGTCCATACCGCCGTTCTGGCTGATGGCCGAGATGTCCGGGCCGCCCGTAATGGGGCGTCTGGTGGTGCGCAGGCTGGCCGTGTATTCCTTGGTGGCCGGGCTCGGGAACGGGGGAGCCTCGAGGATCACATCAACCTGATACAGACCCTCCTGCGGGCAGGTCCAGACGCCCGTGGCGGCGTTGAGCGAGCCCGGCGGGTTCTGCCAGTCGTACATCACGTTCTCGTTGAACAGGCGATCCCAGACGGTTGCCGCCTGTACCGCGATGTCCTCCGAGCAGGTGATGGCCATGGCGGTGGGGTTGGCCATGTTGTTGAACTCTTCGGCGATCCGGTAAAGCTCGTCCCACGTCGCGCGGGACAGGTCAGGCGCGTTCGGCGCC